TTATAAACTACCACACACATTTAGAAAAGAAAGAAAGGGTAAGTAATGACACCAAAAGATATAGCATTAAAATTTGAAGAGTCTATAAAAAGTGTAGGGGGTACAATAGATAACTCTACACCATACATGAATAACTACTGTTATCAAATTAGTTTTAAATTAAATGAAAAAGAATATACTGTTGACTTAACAGATATGGAGATTGTTAAATTATATAATGTTTGAATTTAAACACCCAAGTTATTACGCAAAGTTAAGAAAAGAAAATCGCTTGACAAATCAATCAAACTATGATAAGGACGATGACAATGAAAAAATACAAAATAAGAATAACAGGACTAGGAATAGAAGCAGTAGCAATAATACCATTCGACAACGAGCCAGATATAGAAACTCTAGAAAATAATATAGCTTATTATTTAAATCATAATCTAATGAAAGTAGAAGCTAATAGTTTCTATTCAGTTGATAGGTATTTCATAACATATGAGGAAGTAGCAATTTGAATTATAAGCAACAGCTATCAGTTATAACAGGATTATTTGTACCACCAGATACTACAATGAGAATGGATTGTCCATTTTGTAGTGGAAAAAATACACTATCTGTGGATACTACAGATAATAATTTAAGTTGGTATTGTTTTCATGCTTCATGTAATGCAAAAGGTAGACAACAAGGAGAAAAAAATATGCAGTATGTAGAAAAAGTTTTTTATGGTAACAAAGATTTACACATAGAAGATAGGGAGTTTGAAATACCAGATAGTTTTCAATCAATATATTCAAATGAAAAAGCAATGAGATGGTTATCTAATAATAACTGTTGGGAGTCTTGGTCATGGGGTAGAGCAGATTTTAAATATGATGTACAGCAAGACAGAGTTGTATTCTTAATTAAGAATAGACATTCACATAAGATAGTTGGTGCAGTAGGTAGATCATTAAATAAAAATGATTTTCCTAAATGGTATATGTATGGTAATAAAGATGTACCATTTAAGTGTGGTGAATGTGATGACTCAGTAATTGTGGAGGATTGCCCATCAGCTTGTGCTGTATCTAATATATTAACTGGTATTGCAATTATGGGTACAAAACTAAAAGACATACATAAGAATCATTTGCAACCATATAAAAAATTATATATCTGTTTAGACAGAGATGCTACGACTAAGTCGTATGACATAGCAAAAAATTTAAGATCATCTGGATTTGAAAACGTAATTGTTAAACCACTTGAAGACGATCTTAAATATTATAACACAGAACAAATAAGGGAGATATTTTATGGATGATCAAATGAGAAAAGATATATTAGATAAATGGAATGAATGGAAGTGGGATATATGGGAATCTAATAGAACTACTTGGAATCAAAGAGATCAATCAATTGCAGAAACAGTAAGTCAAATTTTATTAAAGGAGTTAGATGATAGAAAAACAAATGATTAGGCTTATGCTTAATAAAAAATTTTATACACAATACAAAGGCACATTATCCTCAACAGTATTTTCTGGAGATGTAAGTTCTTTGTATGATACAATACAAAAAGCACACGATAAATATGAAAATGATATAAAGATTGATGAGTTATATTCCTTACACACTACAATCTTTAACCCTGCATTAACTCGTGCTGCAAAAGAAAAGTTTAGTGAGTTAGTAGAAGATATAAAAGAAGTACAAGAGCCAAGTAAAGAAATAGCAA